GGTCGTCCCATCCGAGATGTGGATCAGGTCGCCGAGCTTGAAAGCGGTGACGTCGGTGACCTCCACCGTGGTGTCCCCATTGGAGAGGGCTGCGGTGCTCCTGGTCCAGGCCCGCACGGTGGAGTAGGAGAGCCCGTTCCCGTAGGCGCCCTTGTACAGGGCCTCCAGATTCAGCGTGTGCGCCCCGGCGAGGTCCAGGACTGGTGCCCTCGCCTGAACGGCGCCCGCGCTGGTGGTGAGCTGCGTGGACGCTACGGCGGTCATCGTTCCAGCGCCGGACGAACCAGCCGTGTGCCCCACCGTCACGAAGAGGGAAGCCCACTCGTCGGCCTGAACGAGCGCCAGGACTTCGGCTGCGGTGGACGTGATGGCGGGATCTGCGCCGCCCGCCAGCGGGGCCGCAACGGCAGGGACCACCGCGCCAGCATCCGAAGTGGCCGCCGTCACCAGCGCCGCAGCTGCGGCGTTGTAGGCGGGGTTGGCGATGTTGTTGATGGCGTCCACGACTTCCGGTGCCGTAGAGATGGGGTTCGAACCGGCGTTCGTCTCCATCGTCACCGTGATCGCCGTGCCGACGACCGCAATGGACAGGGGGACGAGGGGCGCAGCGGCGTCCACCAACGCGATGGTGATGGAGTCCCCCGCGACGCCGGGGAGGTTCGCGGTCCACGTGATCTGGTCCGTGGCTGGCGTCCCCGTGTTGAGCGTGGACTGGGTCCCCGCGGTCGTCGCCAGCTCGATGATGATCTCGGTCCCGCTGAACCTGAGCAACAGGGGTCGGCTGGCTCCGGCGTTCACCATACGCAGGTAGATCGCGCCGTTGTACACCGAGGCCCAGTCGAGCCCGTTGTTGCTCCCCACCAGGCCGGTCTGCAGAGATCCCGTCGCGCCCGGTTCGAGGGCGCGGAACATCCGCATTCGACCTCCCCCGTTGTCGAAGAACGCTTTGGCATCGTACGGGGCGTAGTTCCCTTGGTAGAAACTGCCGTAGAGCCTGGCGAACTGCGAGAACGAAGTGATGATCGGCGACTCGTCGTCCGGGCCGCGCTCGGTCACCCCGAACATGCCGTACTCAGACACCCCGACGCCCGCAACGACGGGCTGGCCGGGTTCCTCGATGATGTAGATTCCTGGATGCAGGGTCTCTACCATGGCATCATCTCCTCCTCACCCTTACCCGAGCAGCCGTACTTTGCCACGCGCGAGCAGGCGCTGTACTTCGGGGCTGTCCAGCTCGCCTTGGGAGAGATCTCCCGAGACGTATCCCTTGAAGCCACGCGCCCGCAGGTGGATGTCCTTCGGCTTTCCCTCTGCGTCATTCCCTACGTTGATGACCAGGGGCTGGCGAGTTTCGTTGGCAATCCGCATTTCATTACCCCCGTACTTCTACGATTCCGTGACGCGCCGCCAAACTTCCGTATCCGGCTGTCGCGAGATTGACGAGAGGTATTTCCTCATACCCCTGCCGATCCAGAAAGTCCCAACCTTCGACGGTCATTGACACGAGCTTTTCATACATGCTGTCGACTATTCTATCGGACCCGGTGATCGGAGTGAAGGACAGACAAATGATTTTCTGCCCAGAGCCGATGGCTCTAAACCCCTCATCCCGCTGGAAAGCAGACTTCACGGCGTCCGCGATCCTCACCGAATCGAAGCGTCGTCCAGCAGCGCATCTCAACAGAAACATGGCACGCTGCCGCACGGGCGCGAAACGCACCCTGGCGATGGCGTCCACGTAGTTGATCTCGGCCACCTTGGCGAACCGGAAAAATCTGTTCTCCTCGATGTCGATCGTGTCGACATAGATGAACGGGAGAGTGGACTCCTCGTAGTCCGGCTCAGCGCCGAGAATAACAACCGGACTCGCAGTCCCCAGGACATGGAGAACCGTGCCGGAAGCCACGGGTCCAGTCAGGGTGATCGTCGTGCCCGACCACCCACTCAACAAGTTGTTCTGCTTCCCAGGGTCCGCGGCCAGGTCGTACACCCCGGTCACGGTCTGGATCGTCTGCATAGGAGTGGGGACCGGGATCGCCGCACTCCCGTTCGAGCGGATGTCCCCGCGGATGGGAACCCGCACCCTGTCCTCGACGACCCGTCGCAGGGTGCGCTCCAGATCTTCCTGGAACCCATACAGCGTGGTCCTGTCCTCCATCTCGTACAGCAGCACGATCTTCTGCACGATCGGAGTTTCCCCGCCAACCGCCTCCAAGCGCATCTTCAGGCCGAGGACGGGTGCGCCGCCCACGGGCAACTGCGAGACGAATTCTTCGACGGTCAACGGCGAGGAGAAGCGGAGGGCGTCTTCGGTCCAAGCGGCGCCGTCCCACGAGAGGTAGGACGTGCCGCCGTCGACCGATATCTGGAACCCCACTCCAGCGTCTCCGAGTGCGTCATCCCGGACGCACTCGATCCCGAAGAAGGAGTCGAGCAACTCCATCCGGATGAGCGGGTCAAGCTGGAACAGCTCTTCGGTATAGTCACCCTGGGGGTGATAGTTACCGCTGCCGTCTCTCCTCGCGAGTACGGCTCGACCATCGACAATCGCGCCGTCCTCACCGTAGGAGAAGTCCCGGCATAGAGCTAGTTCCAGCCTGGGCATCTCCTGCCAGCGCTCATCCGGTCCAGGCTTACGCCTTGACCGGCACCGCCATGGGCAGAGACCGCACGCTCTTCGTGGCCGAGTCCGTGAAGATCACCGTGATGTTCACGATGTGCCCCGCCGTCAGCGAGAGGGCGCCGAGGTTGAAGTCGGCGCGCGTGGCCGAGAAGTTCGCCGACTCGGCCACCACCGGGGTCTCGGTACCGACTTCCAAGGAGACCTTGGAGTTGTCGGTGCCGAAGTTCGCCCCAAGCACGATGAGCACGCCGGGGGTTCCCGCACTGATGCCGGTGTTGTCGCGGTCGATGTCCTTGATGATCGGGGCAAACGTGCCCTGCTCCAGTGCCGTGAACGCCGCGTCGATGAACTTCCGCTCGGCGTCCATGGTGTCGCGCACGGACTTGTCGATGGGACGTGCGCCAGGGCTGTAGAACAGCGACTGGGCGATGTCCTGCGCGGTGTAGTCGAGTCTGTCTCCCATCTCTCTATCCTCCTAGCGAGAACCCAAGACCAGAATCTTGACGTTTGTGGGGTTACCCCCCGTTTCCACTCGAACCTTCACGTAGTGTACGGGGTCCTCTACCCCATACGGGATGATCTCGTTCGCGGGCAGCACGACGTTCTTCGCCGTCGTCAGAACCAAGAACTCCGCATCCGGGATCTCGACTCCGCGCGGCGGCAGGTCGGTCTGGAACGTGTACATGATGGAGACCGTGATCTGCTGATCAGCAGCGATCAGCACCATCTTCTGGTTCCATCCATGCAGCACGAACGTCTTCGAAAGCACGGTCGAGGTCGGCGCCACAGCGGCCATGTACTGGTCGCCGATCCTCTCCGTGGCGTAGCTGGTGCTCATCCTACGCTCCCCTGACGGTCACGAGCCATTGGATGTTCCGCCGCCCGATCAGCTCGCCAAGCCACAGCTTGAAGAACGCCGGAACCAACGGCCCCATCTCGTCCGCCGTGTACTTCTTCACGGTCGGCATGAAGAACGGACGCGGAGGAATGATGTAGCCTGGCACGACGGCCCCACCAACGACGCGAGACATTGGTTTTCTTCCGCGCCGCTGCTTCGTCCCGAACTCGTGGAACGACGCCAAGCGGGCCAGCGCGATGCCCGACGGACTGTGAATTCTCCCGCGGGAGAACCCCACGGCGTACCCAGGCTTCTTTCCACGTATGCGGCGGATCTGGAACGACCGCATGAGCACGTCCATCTCCCGCAGCTTGCGGGAGTGCCCCTTCAGGCGCACAGTGATCGGGGACAGCTTCGGCCAGACTTCCCCGACCGACTTGCCTCCCGTCAAGAACGTCTGCGTGAACCGCTTCAGCATCCGCCTCGCGTGCTTCCGCTGTACGACATCTCCCGCCTTGCGCGCGGCCTCCTGCACCCGTCTCGGGTCGGACACGTTCGCGAAGGCGAAACCCTTCGGAGGCACGACCTGGATCTTGGTTCTTAGAAGCTCGCGGGCCATTTACGGGAACAATCCTCGGATCTTCCTGTCGATCCTCACGAAGCATTTCAGAAACAGGTAGCGCCCTCGGAGCGGCGAAATGGGGCGCACTTCGTAGCAGCGGAAGGCGTGCGTGCCTTCTTGAGCGAAACCGTCGATGTAGGTGAACACGTCTCCCACCTTCGGGCGGTACGGAACGGCGTCCAGGTCGACGATCTTGAACAGGATGTGCCCTGCCGTCTCGTCCTGGTCGCCGGAGTATCCTGGGTCCTGTCGTTCCCATCGTCCTCGCCAGAAGTTGGGCTGTCCTTGGAGCTCGACACCAGTGTCGAACTCGTCGTTCCCGCTACGCTCACCGTAGTCCGTGTCGATGGCCGCCTCACGAAGAGGGCGAACCACGACCCGGACAGGGTTCCATCGCAGCGGGAACATTCACCTATCCCACCTTGACGGTCTTCAGAACCGCTGCCGCCAGGGCGTTGAGGGTGGTCTGGATCAGATTCACCCTCGTGACCAGTGCGTCGTAGTCGGCCTTCGGCACCGGGTCTGCGGAAGCAGCCGGGATCGCGGCGCCAGTGACTGCCAGACCGGCGAGGATCGCGGCGAAGTCGTCCGCCACGTCACGCATCGCCTTGGTCCCGACGATCAGCGGGTCCTTGCCGCCCCCGCCTTGGCCCGTCGTGTTCTCGTGGACGTTCCACTTGTTTCCGTCGCAGAAGTGCCTGTCGATCTGCATCTTCCTGAACCTCCTACACGAACTCGATTCCAGGCGGCGGTACAAAGCTCGCCAGGATGTTGTCAACCTCGGCGTCACCACTCGTGAACGCTGAGTCACTGGTGTCCCGGCCCCCGATAGGGGAGTCGAGACGGTAGGTGTAGTCTTCCGTCTTCTCCATGATCAGCCGCCGCGCAACCGCCGCGTCCGACACCCCCGTGCCCCCAGAACCACCCGAAGCCTGGGAGGTCGCCAGGTAGTTGGATGCCAGGATCGCAGCTGCACGTCCCAACATGGTCGGCACCGCGCCGAACACCTTGACCGCCGTTCCTGCCGCGAGCGTCTCCGGCAAGAAATCGCCAAGGGCGTCGAACGTGACCGTGCGGCTGCTGCGGTCTATGCCCACCACAAACAGCGGGACCAGGTCGTCCAGCGCGCTCCCGAGAAGAAGGGAAGTCCCTGGTCGAACGCCGTTCACCGAAGCCAGAACCACGTTCGTGGAGTCCTCTCGGATTTCGCCCTCGGTCGTGGTCGTGAACGGAACCACGTTGTTGTAGGCGTCCGTGGAGTTCACGGGCGTGATGTGGCCGAAGTAGCCACGCAGTTCGACCGACCCCGCTCTCCGCGGGAACCTGGAAGACTCGATCTCGTAGAACGGGTCTCCGTCCGGCAACCAACCGCTGACGACGTGGCGCAGGCGAAGAATGCGCCGGTCCGTCTCGATGAAGTAGTTCTCCAGCGACGTGACCGAACCGGAACCGTTGGACGACAGGTCCAGGCCCTCTACCCGCAGCAGCGGCGGGTAGCCTGGGAAGTGGAGCATCGAATCACCCATCCCCGACACGCGAACCGTCACCCCGACCGGCTGGAACCACTGCCCAGTCAGTCTGTTTATGACGGCCGATGCTTCTCGGATGCGAGACAGGATGGTTTCTGGCGTGAGTGAGCCGAAATCACCCATGCCTTGCACCTTCTGCACCGACGTTTAGGTGAAAGGCTTATCGAGAGCTATCACGTCTTCCGCGCTTCTTCTTCTTTCCTGTGCTGATCACCGTGGGAGGCTTCTCCTCGGCCTCCTCTTCGTCCTTCGTTTCGTCGGGCGCCTCTTCTTCGGGCGCCTCTTCTTTCGGCTCTTCGGCCTTGGGCTCTTCCTTGGCGGCCTCCTTCTTGGCCTTGGCGGTCTCTACGGCGTTCGTGACCGCGGCCTTCGGGGGTTCGTCCTCGGTCGCCTGCACGGGCTCCGGCCCCTTCACGACCAGGGTGGCGTCCATGTTCACGACGTCGGCGTGCTTCAAGAAGAACTCGATGTCTCGGCCGTCGGTGATGGTCGTGGGTTCGCGCGGGTCGAAGTAGTAGATCCTCCCGGTCGCGCCCTTGACCGGCATCGCTGCCGACTTGGCTCTGAACCGCATGCGTGCCCTCCCGGTTGATGGTTTACGCGCCGTACGGAGCAGGAGCGGCGGTTGCTTCACCTAACCGCTCCTACCCTGTCAGCAACGCGCTACTGCTAGTACAGCCGCTTCCGGCGAATGTTCTTCACCTTGACGACCGCTTCGAGGTTCTCGATCTGCATCGCCACGAAGTTGTAGGTCGTGACGATGACGGAGTCGACTTCCTCGTCGTACTTGCTGTACATCCGCGTGCCTTCGGCACCGGGAACGCTCTGGGGGTTGCCCACGCGCGGAACCGTGAGGATTCCGAAGATGAGGTTCTTCGGGTTGCAGAGCAGCATCTCGCTGCCCTCGTTCACGGTGCCGCCCGCGCCACCAGCCGAACCGGTGACGGTCCCTGCGGTGAAGCCGAGGGTGTCGTTGGCGTTCGACGGGCCGGTGCCCGGAGGCGGGCCGTCTGCGCCGATGAGGACCGCGGAAGAACCGCCGAGGAGGTTGGACTCCAGGACCAGCTTCCCGTCCGCGTGGGTCGCGCAGCGGCCGAGACCGGCGATACCGGCGGGCGGCAGGCCGGACGCGGTGATGGCGTCGTTGATCATCTTCACCATGGTGACCGTCTCGTAGGTCCCCTGCGGGAAGGTGATCGTGATCGGGCCACCGGCGGCGGCGTCGAAGTTCAGCACGAGGGTGTCGTTGACACCGGTGCGGATGACGAACGGCCCCTGCCTGTTGCCAAGCACCTGGGCCGGGGAAGCGGCCACGGTGCCGACGGTGACAGCGAGGTCGTCGGACATGAGGGGCACTTCGAGGAGCGGAACGCCGTAGGGCTTGACCGTGGTCCCCCGCAGGGCGCCGACGCCGATCTCACCGCCGCGGTCCGACAGCGTGGTGAGCCAGTTGTCCGCGATGTTCTGCGAGCAGAGGAACCGGAGGCCGGGGTCCCTGCGGTAGTCCTTCGGGAGCATGTGCTTCGCCTCGGCGAAGATCTCCTTGCGGATCGTGTCGCCACCAACGTCGAGGACGTGCGCGCCTTCCGCGAGCTTCATCCAGCCGTTGTCCCGCTTGAGCAGGCGGCCTTCTGGCGTGAGCGGCGCCGGGTGCGCGGTGTCGCCGTTCAGCGCGAGGAGCTCCATGTCGACGCCGATGCGCTCGGACATCCTCTGGATGATGGTGTTCTCGAACCGCGGCCCCTCGATGTTGGCGATGAGGGTCTCGACCGAGTACGGGAGCCGAGAGCGGATCTTCTTGGCGTTGAGGACGACCTTCGTGAACGCCGCGTCGGCGTCGTAGGTGGAGCCCTTCGCCTCTTCCGCGGCCTCGGTGATCGGCTCCCCGATGTGCATCTTGTCGATTTCCATCGTGAAGCGATCCATGCGGACGAAGCGTACGGCGCGCAGGAGAGTGCTCTCCCCGCGTACGTAGGTGATGAACTGGTCCTGCTGCTCGGGCTGCAAGAGCCCGGCCGTGAAGAACGAGTTCGTCGTGAGCATCTTTTGCAGAAGTTCACGGTGATCCATGACGTTTTCCTCCATGGAACTCTTGTTCTATGCCCAAGCCGTTAGGACTGCACCCCGCGGAAACCGATCGCGTCGGCGATGGCCCCCCCGAAAATGCCTGCCCATCCCAGACTGCCATTCCCATTCCCAGCCGCTCCGGCATCCTGCCCCCGGATGGACTGGGAAACACCTTCGGTCTTCTCCACCTTCTCCAAGCGGGAGCCCAGGGACTCCAGGAGGGTGGTGATGTCGCCGAGTTGGGAGCTCAACGCTTTGACCCCCTCGGTCTCCGCGTCTTGTTCCTCCTGCGTGGCCTCGGTCGACTGCTCATCGGCGTCAGCTTCGGCAGGCGCGTCGCCCTCGCTCTTCGCGGCGGGAGGCTGTGCCGCCTCCTCTTGCGAAGCGGGAGGAGTTGCGTCCTCTTCGTCGTCGCCTTCGTCCTCGGTACCCTCCAGGGCTTCGACACGCTTGCCGATCTCCGACACGCGCTTCGCGAGGTCCACTACGGCTTGGCGGATAGTGTCCATGGTGACGTCGCCGTCACCTTCTTGTTCGTCTTGGGCAGGAGGCGCAGCCGCGGGCGGGGCCGCGGGGGGCACCGGGGGCTGCTTCTGCATGTCCTTCTGCTCGGTGGTCGCCGGGGGCTGCTCTTCCTGCGTCTGCTCATCCTGTTCGGTCATGAGCATGGTGACGCCCGCGAGGAAGTGCTTGCGAATCGGATCGAGTTCCTTCTCGGCGGCGTGCGCCAGAAGGGCCGCCGCCTCCTGAACCTCGCTGGCCTTCAGCGCGGCGATGCGGATCTCTGTGATCCGCTTGGCCAGCGCCTCGTCCTTGAAGGGGATCTCGATCGTGTACTCGCCGGACACCGCGCGCTCGAAGATGGTCTTCGCCGCCTCCAGCACGGGCTTCGTGTCCTTGCACGCGCCGACCAGTAGCTGCCCGATCATCTGGGCAGCGCTCCCCATCTTCTTCTTGATGGGGTCGTCGTCCTGCGTTTGCTCGTCGGTAGCGGAGTCGTCGGTGGCGGCTTCCTCTCCGGTGTCGCCCGCGTCAGCGGCCTCACCGGTGCCCGTCTCCGCCGAGGGGTCGGCAACGGCGGCACCCTCTGCCTTCGTTGCCTGATCTTCCGGGGGTTGTCCACCCTCCGTAGGTTGTTGAGTGTCCTCACCGGCAGCAGGAGGGGTGACCTCCGGGTTGTCGGTCCCCGCTGCCTGGAGGGCCTCTTCATCCTTCTTAGCCATATCCTGACCTCCAGAATCGGTTTCCTCGGCAGCAGGGAGATCACCGCCCTGCTCCACGAATTCGCTCAATGCCTTGGCCACGAACCAGCGCAAAGTCCGCGCGTGCGGATTCGCCGGTACGGACACGAGGGAACATTCGAACAGTTTGAGACTCTTGATGACTCTGACTTGGCGCCCAGCGGCCGTGGAGTACTCTCTCCCGATTTTCAGGATTCGTCCACGCACCGAGAACTTGCTGAGTGTGCCGTCCTTGACCTGCTCCCACAACTTGGGCTCGGTCTTGCTCATCCGCATGCGGATGAACAGACGCCCTTCCACGGCCTCGACCAACAACAGCGTGCCGATCGCGCGGTCCTTGTTGTGGTTGTAGAGGATGGTCCGGTAGAGAGCTAGGCTCTCGGCGCCTTCTTTCAGCGCCTCGTCGGCGATCTTGTCGTCCTCGGAATCGATGTCGTCGGTCGCGGCGTAGCCCTCGATGATCCAGTCGCCCTTCTGGATGGTGGGCTGAACCGCTTCTGGGCTGAGGAGCGCGGTGTCAGAACTCTTGATAAGGTGTTCTTCCCATCGCGTGAGAACCAAGTCCGCTTCGAACGGAATCGCAACGGCGCTTGCGCTCATACTCAGCTCCGATCCGTAGATCGCTCGTCACACAGACACATCAACGTAGCGAACCTACACGATCTAGTTCTTGCCATCAAGCCTTTTAGGATCTTTTTGTCCCGGCGCAGCGAAGGGCTAGGCACGCTCACAACGTAACGCCTTACCAAGCTGGGATATCCCGCCAGCGAAACCGTTCGACTACACGTGAGGATATCAGATGTGGTTGAGCGTGTCCAGAATCTTATTCTGTGGGTTCTACGTCTTCGCCCTGGATCTTGAGAAGAACTTTCTCACCAAGAGCTTCCTGCACGAACTTCTTCATGGCCAGGAGTTCCTGGATCTCTTCAGGTGTCATGGGTTGGGACACGCTAGGCTCCGGCTCTTGCGCCGCGGATTGCTGGTTCTCTTGTGACGAAGGTTGGTTGATGAACTCGCCGACCAGGGGCTTCAGGCCAGCGCGCGCCATGGCCGGACTGACCTGCATCTCGGTGAGCGCGACGTTCACGGGCTTGTCCGCGAAGATGAGTCCCTTAGGGAACGGCGGGAAGCCGAGCTCCTGGCGGATCTCGTTCGGGGTCATGACGCCCGACGCAGCGTACTTCCTGTGGATCTCCGCCTGTTCGGAGGGGTCGGTGAACCGCGGGCGCTTCAACCGGAACACCACCAGAACCTCGTCCTGGTCTACGAGGTCCGCGTGCAGACCACCACTGAGAATGTCCGCGCAGAGCGCGGTGTTGAAGCAGTACTCCTTGTCGACACGGGCGGGTTCGAACTCCTGCTCGTTCGTGATCTGCCTCTCGATGATGGCGTTGGCCCTGTTCGAGCCCGACGGAGCGAAGAAGATCCTGGCGATGCCGAACGCTTCGCGGATCTCCTCGTTGTTCGCCTCTTGGTACCGACGGAAGCTGGCCTCGTCCTCGGTTCCGACGGTCAGCTTCTCCACGTTGATCTTCACCTGCGACGTGCCCATGGGAGCACCCGGAGTCCTGGGCTCGGCCTGGAGCACACACACGCGGTGCGCGTTGGCGGAGCCCTTGCCGCGGAGCTCGAAGAACCTCCTCATGACCGCCACCGAGTCGGGGAGGAGCTTCCCACCAGTCACGGTGATGATCAGGCGGGGCGTCGCGTCGTTCTCGAAGAAGGCGACGTTCCTCATCGCAGCATAGCGGTTCCCCGCGATGGCGGGGATTGATGGGTACCAGCGAGGAATGCCGTACCAGGAGGAGCGCACGGACTCGATCTTGAAGGGGTACAACTCCGTGGCGCGCTGCTCCGGCGGAATGACTCCGCCGCGTTCGCCGGTCTCGGCGTTCATGGGCTCGCGGTCGCGGAAGTTGCGGAAGAACTTCGTCTCCCCTTCGCGCACCTGGGCGTAGCCCTTCCCGCCCTTCAGAATACGCACAGTCCGGCCCGGCACGTGGTACAGCGAGGAGATCTCCCCCGCGGCGTTGCGCACGATCTCGAC